GACGTGTATCAACAATAGTTTTTAAGCGCGAGTCAACAATGTCATCACCGTCTTCGAAAGCGAAGAGAAGGTTAACATCAACAGTTTCGGAATCTTCGAAAAGATCCAATGCATTGCTCACAGTTGAGGAAGTGAATGCTGTTGCATCCTGACCTCCACCAAGACTGAGGTATGTTGCTTCAGGGCTGTCGTCTCCAAGCCAAGAAATGGCTCCAAGGTCAGTTGAGGAAGCGGTGATTTCGGGGTCGGTTGTGGTATTCTTTACACCGAAGATAAGGGAGGAATTAGTATTAACAAAGTCTGCCCAGTAGTTCGATTCGCCAAATTGGTTTTTAGCATTCCGTCCAATGGAAAGGCCCTCATGAATCTCGAGAACTTCTCCTTTAAGGCCGGTGAATTCACCGTCTTCGTCAACAATCACAATTGAAACTTCATCATTAACAGACGAAGCGCCGGTAAGATTCTCGGCCCACTCAGTTGTTGCTGGTGTGAATTGAAGAACACCTTTAATAGATGTAGGCTGGTCGTCGTAGTTAGAAGCGTTAACAACGTGAACCTTGAGCGAGTTACCAAGAGCTCCAGCATAGCGAGCAACAATGTGCACGCCTGCAGTATTAAGAGCGGATTGGCTGCTTTCAAGCTCAGTTACAGAGCTGATTGTATATTCTCCCGTGGGGGAATCATCAGCATATCCGCTGTAAGCGTTAAGTGATCCTGTTGCATTTGCACGAGAAACTTTCAGGTTGTTGCTGTACTTCAAAAATGAAGCAGCTTCCAAAAAGCTTCTTTCGAGTGTGGCGTTTTCTGTTGAGGGTGCTCCGAATATTCTCGCGAGGTCCTTCTCCGAACTGACGGTAACCAATTCTCCAATTGGTCCCCATCTGAAATAACCAGCATATCCACCAATAGAGGTAGACTGTGCCGGAATGATGTCTGTAAGGTCAGTTTCTTTGACCTCGACACCTGGTGATACTAAAAATCCCATATTGTTATTCTTTCAGTGTAATTAATTAATAAGTGTTAAAGCATTATAAGGTTATATCCATACAATCTATTTATTATTTTTAAGTCTTTAGAGCGACTTCCACCGCTCCATATCTTGAACCATCTCTTCGTATTTCTCAAATGATGGTGGGGTTTCGGATCCCGTGTCCATAAACCCAAAAGGAGGAAGGTCTTCTTCCATCTCTAGCAGCTTTTCCTGATAAAGAAGATCCTTAAGTTGCATGTTACTCATGCTCTCAAATATATCAGTGCTAACGAACCAAGCAAAAAGAACAAAGTTCATTACCGAGTCATCGTGTGTACCATCCTTACCAGCATAACTATCGCCTTTTGGTTCAAACGAGCTCAGCTCTGAAATAGTTTCAGGATCTACTATATGAAGTTTTGAATCCTCGATGAGGTCCTTTAAGTTAGAGCAACCAATCCGTTTGACCTTACGAGACATTGTAACACCAATGCCGTTACTCTTAACTGTGCTTGTGGTAAAGGTATTTTCGTATTCGTGATCATAGTAAACCGCGTTACATACAACCATACCAGCATCGTTATTTTCAATAATTACCAATGCTTCGTTGTAAACCTTCGCAGCTCGTACAATTATATTGGGGAAAAGCAGCGGGGAAATAGTGTTATTACGATATGTACAAACCTGCTTAAATGGATTTTGCGAAATATCAATTACAGAGAATGTACTGTAGTCCTGTCCGCGACCCTTTGAAACGTCGGCACAAAGAATGTATTCATGCCCTTCAATGGGTTC